CCTACCGGCAACCTGCGCCGCGCCGTGGCCGTGAAGGCGTCGGCCGGCTACGGCTTGGCTGGCTACCGGCAGGGCGGCAAGCGAGCCAAGCCGGACGACGACACCGCCAAGGGGTACCACCAGGGCTTCCTCGAGTTTGGAACGAAAACCCGCCGCACGAAGGGCCGGTTCGCGTCCACGTTCAACAGCAAGAGCAAAGGCCGCGGCGGCGCCATGCAGATCACCACGCCGACACGCGGCAAGGCGAAAGGTGTGCTTGTAACCCGCAAGCCGTCGTACCCTCGATCGTTCTTCAAGTCGGCTGCAGCCGGCCAACAGGTCGAGCTGGGTGCGATGCCGGTCGGCGGCCGCACAGGCAAGCCGCCGGTGGCCACGGCGTTCGCGCAATCCAAGAGCCAGATCGGAAGCGTGCTCCAACAGCAGGCGTCGACCGCACTTGATCGGGCCGCCAAGGACATTGCCCGCCGCCACCCGCCGGTGTCCACATGAGCCTCAAAAGTCCGGAGGCCGCCCTGCGGTCAACGCTGATCGCCAGCACTGCCGTCTCCGCGGTGGTGTCGTCCCGGATCTACCCGATCCTGGCGCCGGCGTCGGCTGCCCTGCCGTTCGTGACCTACCGCCGCACCGGGATCCAGCGGCAGCAGTCGTTCACCGGGCCGGTCGGGACGCCGACCGTGTCGGTCGACGTTGAGTGCCTGGCGACCACCTACGAGGGTGCCCGCGACCTGGCTGACAAGTGCCGGCTGGCGCTGGATGGATGGGGGGGCACTGTCGATACAGTGGTGGTCAGGCAGACGAGCCTGGAAAACGAGAGCGATGACTTCGTCCAGCTCGGCGGTGCCGACATGCCGCCCGTGTATCGTGTGACTCAGACCTACGACGTGATCTGGCAGGAGACGTGACGCATGCCCGTGACTCCGCACGATTCCACCGGAACGGTGATCTACTTCCCCACGTCGGCGGCGTCCAACGCCTACACCGTCACCAATCTGGTGTTTTCGGTCAACGATGTGCAGGCCGACGACAAGATCGACATCAGCCATCTTGGCCTGACCACCGGCGCCGCCCAGTTGACCCAAGATCGGCCGCTGGCTCCGCCGCAGAACAACACCGGCCGCGAAGTGCAGATGGACGTGATCGGCAACAGCACGGTGGCCGACGCTGCCACCGGCACGCTGACGATCTCCGGCGGGCTGACGATCAGCAAGTCGGCGACCGTCAACAGCGGTTCATGGACGCTGGCCGTGAACGACGTGGTGCGCGGCAGCCTGACGTTCCGCATCGCGCGGTGATGACCGCGGGAGACACCCGTGGCCACCAATAGCACCGGCGTCAGCGTCACCTGGGGCGGAGTCGCGTTCACTGAGGTGACCGGGGCTCCGGCCGTCTACGGCTCCGGCTCGCCGAAGGGACGCAGCACCGCGTGGACCGACGAGATCGGCACGGTCGTCGTGTCGTGTCTCGGCTCGACCAACGTCTCCAAGAGCGAGTACGGCCTGCGCAAGCAGCTCGTCATCAGCGGCGGCGGCGTCAGCTTGACTGAGCAGGCAGTCTACGAGGGGTTCACCGCGACGCCCGAGCTCAACGGCGTGACGCGGTACACAGTCACGTTCCGCCTCCTCGATGGGTGACGCATGCCGCTGACCAAAGACCAGATTCTTGCCGCCGACGACCTGGGCCTGCTCGAGGTGGACGTGCCCGAGTGGGGCGGCACCGTGTTCATCCGCGTGATGAGCGTGGGCGAGCGCGACACGTACGAAAACGACTGGATCAAGCACAAGCACACCGGCGTCGAAAACTTCCGAGCGAAGTTCCTGCAGCGCGTGCTGTGCGACGAGAAGGGGCACCTGCTGTTCACCGCCGTGGAGCTCGACCTACTGGCCGCGAAGAGCGCGAAGGTGATGTCCAGGCTGTGGGACAAGGCGATGAAGCACAACGCATTGACGGCTGGCGACGTGGAGGAGCTGGCAAAAAACTGAACTTGCGGCCAGATCGGGTGTTCCTGTTCCGGCTGGCCGCGACGCTCGGGTGGAGCGTCAAGCAGATATGCAGGGACATGGATAGCCGCGAGCTTTCGGAGTGGATCGCAGTGCATACCTACTTCATGCCACTGCCTGATCCGTGGCGCCAAACCGGCGTCATGGCGTCGGCCGCGCTGGCTCCATACGCAAAGCACGGTTCTGCGCCAAAGTCGTCGGATTTTGTTCCGATCCAGACACCTCCCAAACATCCGCTGCAGGTGCGGGACGCCGTCGCCCAGCTGCACGCGGACCTGGAGGGCTGACGCATGGCCACCGCGATCGGCCTCGCAATGAAGATCACCGCCGACACGGCGGGCATCGCGCGTGGCATGTCGCGCACCGAGAAACTGTTGGCGAACGTGGACAGGGCGGCGCGATCATCGGCCCGCGGCCTGCAAACGCTCGCAACGATCGAGATTGGTCGCGTGGGGCTCAGTGCGCTCAGCTCGATGGCGTCTACCCTGGCGAGCATTTCGCGTAGCGCCGTCGGGGTGGCCAGCCAGGTAGCCAAGACTGCCGACAGCATGGGCGACCTGGCGGCTCGCACTGGCATTTCGGTGGAGGCGCTGCAGGGCTTTCAGTTTGCGGCGTCACTGACTGGAGTGGAAAACCTGCAGGGCGCTCTGCAGAAGGTCAGCGTGGCAATCGGCAAGGCCGGCGAGAGCGGCAAGACAGAGGCGTTCACCAACCTCGGGCTGGACTTCGCGCAGCTTCGCGGGCTTGCTCCTGAAGATCAGTTTCGCGCAATCGCTGCCGCTATAGCAGCACTGCCGTCAGAGGCCGATCGCGCTGCTGCGTCGGTGGCCCTGTTTGGCAAGTCAGGCGTCGAACTGCTGCCGCTCTTCGCCGAAAACCTAGGCGCCATCGAGGAACGCGCGCAACGCCTCGGCATTGTGCTCCGCGGCGACCAGGTGGCCTCGATCCAGGACATGAACGACGCGTTGGACACCGTCAAGGCCACGTTCAATGGCATCATCGGCCAGGTAACTGCCAACCTTGCGCCGGCAGTCACGGCGCTGGCTGAGGATTTCCTGCAGTTCGTCGATGGGTTTGTAGGGCTGGATGGCTCGACTGGCGGCAGCGCGCTTGCAGACAGATTGACGCTCGCGTTTTTCGACGGCGCGGACTACGTCGCTGGCGTCCTTGACCCGTGGCTGGAATCACTCTTTGGGTGGTCGGACAGCATTACGGCCGGTGCTGATGCGATCAGCCAAGCGTTCACGCCATTCACAGTGGCCGTCGATCTGCTGCAGGCGGCGTTTTACGCCGCCCGGGCCACGTTCGACTTCTTTCTCATCGGCTTGGCGGAATGGGCCAAGCTCATCGCGGGCGTGTTCAGTAGCGACATTGCCGCCACGATTGAATCGTTCCAGGCCGGGCTTGCTCAGTCGGTGCGTGACGATGCGAAGGCCGCGGCAGACGCGTTCATGGGTCGCGATCAGGGCAACCAAGCCGACGGACGCGGCACGCTCGGCAACGCGGTCGAACGTGGCCGGTCGGCGTTCGAGGCGGCCAACACCCCAGAAGCCAGAGAGAGGCGGGCGATGGATCGCGAGATCGAGAAGGCACGCCGGGCCAACGAGGGCGCTGTGGCGGCCGCCAGAGACAAGGAGCGACTCGCTGCCGAAGCCGAAGCTAAGAAGCAGGCCAAGATAGAGGAAGACCGGCAGAAGAAGCTAGCCGACCTGCAAGCCAAGTACGCAGAGGAATCGCTGTCCATTGAATCCGATCGCCTGGCCAAGCTCGGCAGGCGAAGCACGGAGGCGCTCAAGGTCAACGACATCCGCAGCGGCGGAATCGACGAGGTGATTCGCTTGGCAACCGGCCGTGAAGATCCGGCTGTGGAGGAGTCGCGACGCCAGACCGCCAAACTGGACGAGATCCGCAACGAGATCAGCAAGCTGGGCGGCACCGTTGAAATCCTGGGGGCTGCGTGATGGCTGTGCAGGGCTACCGCGAGGTGCTGCCGCGGACGTTCTCTCACAAGCTGGGGTCCGCTCCCACTGCGCAGACCAAGTGGGTGGCGACCGTCTCCACGCCCGTCGGGCACCAGACGATCATCAACGCCATCGGGATCCTGCACGGCACGCCGCACCCCGAGTATCCGTATCTGTTCTGCACGGACGCGAGCCTCACCGAGTCGGACAAGTTCCACGTCGAGGTGACGTACACGTTCGAGCTGCCAAAGGGTTCCGACCCGCAGCTGCTCAACCCAAACCCACTTGCGCGTCCTGACGTGTGGTCGTTCTCCACCGGCGGTGCTCAGGTGCCGGCGCTCGTCTACTACAGCGGCACCGGCAACGGCACCAAGCTGCCATTGGTGAACGCTGCCAATGACTACTTTGAGGGGCTGACCACGGCCGAGGCTGAGGTGCGAGCGACCATCGCCGGCAATCGGGCGGCGTTCCCGTCGGCGCTTGCCGCCGCGGTGACCAATGCGATCAACGATGCGCCATACCTGTTTGGGGCTAAGCACACCTGGCAGTGCGCTGGCATCGGCGCGCAGCCGGCCAGCGAGGTCGTCAACGGCGTCCAGATCAACTACTGGCAGGTCACTGCCGAGCTGGTGTACCGCGCGAGCGGCCATAACCTTTTGCTGCCGCACATCGGGTGGAATTACATCACCGGTTCCAGTCAGAAGCGCCGGGTGTATGTCTACGACGAGGATGGCACCCAGGTGCCCGCCGGTTCGCCGCAGCCATTGACGAGCACCGGCAACCTGAAGTCGGGCGCCCCGGACATCCTCGAGCGCCGCATCTATCCAGAGGTTTCGTTCGCCACCTACTTCGGCACACCGCCCTTCTGAGGCTGAGGCACGCATGCCAGACATCACCATTTCGATTGTGGGCCAGGTCATCAAGGGCTCGCTCAATCAGAGTGTCAACGCCACGGGCGTCACAGCCGACATGTCGAGCACCGGCATGCTGGCCGTGACGCTGAACCTGGGCACTGCCACCACGCAGATCAGCACCGCGAACATGTCGAGCCTGGGCTACGCGTTCGCGCGGTCGCTGGTCACGAATACAGCGACGACGGCCACGGTGTCGTTCGGCCGGCTGGTCGGCACGAACCTCTACGACGCGTGCACGCTGCGTCCTGGCGAGGCGGCGGCCATGCGTCTGTCGGCCGGGGACTACGCCGCCAAGGCCGCCGGCGCCGGCTGCCCGCTGTTGCTCGAGGTCTACGAGGGCTGACCGTGGCGACCAAGCCCGACGGCAAGGCGGCAGGAGCGGCGCAGCGTGTGACGTTCACGCGCCCGGCCGCGGAACGCATCGCGAAGGCCGTGCGCACCGTCGAGGGCGGGAACCGCAGCTCGTCGGCGTTGGAGTTCGTGGCCGCGCCCGGCGCTCCGCAGCTCAAGACGTTTCGCGTTGGCACCTATACCGGCGCGTGGCCTATCGAGACAGACAAAACTGTCACGTTCTACAACCAGACTAGCACCCCAAACACGGTCACGGCTCGGAATCATTTTGTTGATCTGCAACACGGCACATGCACTGCCACGTCGTGGAAGTGCGGTATAGCGAAGGACGGCACGGCCTGGAAGTTGGTGTCGTGGCAACAGAATACGGCGACGGCGGTGTTTATTGCTAACGTCACCGAAACTGTTGTGCTTCGCGATGTGCTGATTTCATTCAACACGGCAAACTGCAGCATCGCAAAAACGAACGTCACAGTTTCGATTGTCGTCGTGGGCACGACATTCACGAACACCATGTTCACGCTGCCGAGGTGTTGATATGCCAGAGCCATGCAACCCTGGGTATTGCGTTTGCTGCGGCTGTGTCAACGACTTGGATTGCGTGACTGACTGGCGCTATACGTGCAACGGAGTAACAAAGGGTCCGTTTACAAACGAATGCGATTGCAACGCCGCGTTGGCCGCCGACTCGTGCGCAGGAACGCCAGCGTGTTTTGCTAGCAGTCTGGACTTTGAGTGTTGCCCAGACGGCACCTGTGCGGCTACCGGGGCTTGCCCGCCGTGAAGCACATAGCAATATCCGACCTTGAGCGCGCCGCCGTGCGGCGTCCGGCTGGCTACCTGGAGGACGTGCGAAGCAGGGCCACCGAGATCACTGGCACGCATGTCGTCCTGGAGGACGATGCGTACGCCGATCTGTATGCCAAGTATTCGCCTGGCTACCTGGACCCGGGCTTGGGCCCTGGCACAGAGCTGAAGAAGTTGCTGGCAATGGCCGGAATAAAGGCCGAAGTAGATTGTCCGTGCAACAAGCACGCCAGGATCATGAACATCTGGGGGCCCGACGAGTGCGAGCGGCGGATCGACGAGATCGTCGGATGGCTGCAAGAAGAAGCTGCGCGACGCAATCTTCCGTTTCTAAACGTTGCCGGTCGTGTTCTCGTGCATCGTGCCATTGCCAACGCCCGTCGCCTGCAAGACAGGTAGACGCGCCGTGTAGTGTGCAGGTGGAGGGCGACGCCATGCCGCGGAAGCCACGACCGGACCAGAAGCCTCCCAAGTTTTTTCCGGCGGGCGAGGACGCCGACCTGCTCGACGAGGATGACGACGCGCCGACGCCGATCATCGAGTTCGGCCGACGCGCGAAACCAGCAGCGGAGGAGCAGCGTGGCCAAGGCAAAAAGCGGCGCCGCACCAAGCCTGACTGACGCGGTGCTCGCCGAGGTGCAAGGACAGCGGCGTGGCACGCAGCCGTGGTGGATGCGACTGCCGGCCGATGCCCTGCAGGAGCTCGAGGCAATCCGCGTCGAGTTTGTCGCCGGCCGGATCCCCAGCAGTCGGTGGCGGCTGGCGCAGGCCATCAGCCGCAACCTCGCCGAGCGTGGCATCGCCACCGCCTCACCACTGGTGGTAGATCGATGGCTCGCCGCAAAACCCTGACCGCGGCGGTGGCTGCCGACCTGAGCGAGGCTGCACAGCTCGCAGCCGACGCCGAGATGGCGCGGCTGCGGTCAGAGCTCGCCGCAACGAAGGCCCGCTACAAGGCCGCTCTGGCGCAGATCGACCGCGAGCGAGAGCGAGCCGACGCCCTGGCCGGGCTCCGCGGGATCAAGCCGCAGCGGCCCGCCAAGACTCGCGGCAAGGCACGCCGGCACAGAGCCACGATGGTCGTGCTGCTGTCCGACGTGCACTGCGAGGAGCGCGTCGACCCGGCGACCGTCAACGGGCTGAACGACTACACGCTTGACGTATGTCAACAACGTCTCGACGAGCTGCAGGCTCGGTTCTTCGCCATGCTCGACCACGAGCGGCG